CCTCTCGGCGCGTTGCCGTTTGGCTGGCCAGTGTTCGGGTTCTTGATGTTGCCCTTGGTGACTTCGCCGTCAGAGCGAACGCCAGCGCCCCTCGGTGCCTGTGCCTTGCGCGGGGACATTAGACCGGAATGCCCTGCGAACGGGCGATCCGATACGCAATTCTCTTGGTTCTGTATCTCTTAATTACCTGATGACGGCACGGTAGCGTGAACCCTGACGCTGTTAAGCCGTCACGGGCCGTTCGGTTCTCGAACACAATCTGGTGGGACTCGACGCGGGTGGTCCACATTAGACAGCCGCCGGCGATGTATTGGCATTGATGCCCTGGAGGACGTGGCGAAAGTCAGTGAGGTTGGGGTTCGGCGCGGGCACTGCGGCACCGGGGGGAGCGGTCGCGGTGACCTGGCCCTTCGGCGTGAGTCCGCCGCCCTGGGAGGCCATGAGTGCGGCCAGCCCAGGAGACATCGGCTGACCGTCAGGGCCGGTCGGGGCGCTGCCGTCGTCGGCGGTCGTAGCGCCAGGACCTTGCGCGGCTTCGGCGATGGCCTGGCCAATGGCTCGATACGCGGGCATGCCGCCTGCGGTCAGTTCGGTCGCTCGAGCGGCGACGGCGGAACTCTGTTGACCTTGGGCGATCTCGTTCGTGAAGCCCGCAATCGTCGCGTCGGTCATCTTCTCGACGGACACGCGCAGTTCTTCCTGCTGGGGGTCGCTGATGAGGGGGTGAATCTCGCGACCGGTCTCGCGGCTCATCATCTCTGAGGCGACGAGTTGCGTGGCGGCGACCGCTATCTCGTTGACGTCGGTACCGGGGCTGATGTAGGAGACGACGTTGTCCTTGCGCTTGAAGTCCTTCGCCGGGGTGTACTCAACCATCTGGTCCGACCCCGGCAGGCCCAGGCTGCAGATGAACTTCTTGTCGCCGTAGTAGCCCTCCATGACGTGAAACCAGGAGCGGTTCACGGCTGCGAGCATGTGCTGGACGACCTTTTGCGCCTCGCCCGCGAGTGGGTTGGACGAGTAGTTGCCGAGCGCCTCGACGCCCGCGCCGGTGCGCATCTGGCCCGCGTTCCCGCCAAAGAGCGGTGACGCGCCGCCCGTCCCGCGGATGTGCTGGTCGATCAGCTGCAGCATGGGCATCGTGCCCGGGCCGGTCTCTTTGCCGATCACTTCCGCGGTGCCATCGATGATGACGTTGACGTCGCCGGTGCGTCCGTCCTTCCAGACGCCGCCCACGAGCTGCGGTGGCATGCCGGTCCTCGAGAGGATGGCCATGTCGGGGAAGATCGCCTTTTCGGTGCCGACCAGCTGCAGGGCGAGCATGCGACCGAAGAGGTCGGAGTAGTTGATCATCGAGGTCATCTGGCCCATGATGCGGTCAAGCGTCACGCGGCGTGGTGCGACGACCGGCACCATGCCCGCCTTATTGGGCCAGCGACCAATGCACGTCGCGTTGTACCCGTAGGGTCGGCTGTCGTAATAGCCGTAGGCCGGAAAGCGCGGACCCATGATGCCAATGATGATCTGGTCTTCGTCGACCCACTCGACCATGTCCCAGAGCGTGTCCCAGCCGTCCGCGGGCGACTGGATGAGATATTCGCTGGTTACTTGGGGGTAATGCTCTTTGATCCAGAGCGCCGAGCGCGCGAAGAGAAACCCGCAGTCGCGCGGAGGGCGAATGTCGTCCTGGGCGCGCAGTTCGGGGTAGGCGGTGATGGGGTCGCGGATCTGGATGTCGGCTCGTCCGAGCACGTCGTCAGGCAGCACGATCATCGCGCAGGTTCCGTAGGCCGCGACGTGGCGATAGGCGCGCCCGAGTTTTAGATCGAGTTGGGTCTCGTGCCACGCACCGAGCAGCGCGCCGCGGCGCCGAATGGCCATGGCGATGGAGGCGTCCTCGTCGGGCCTTTCCACCGGGCACGAGACGCGGGGCATGCTGCCATTGGCTATACGCACAATCCCGTCGATCGACTCCTGAAAGAAATTCGGGCCAGGGCGATTGGTCGCGGGGAGCGAGGAAACATCGGGGAGCGGGACGACAACATCGCCGTTGTAGCGGTCGCGGTTTTCGATCATCGCCTGGATGAGCACCGCGTCAGCGGTTCGACGTTGCCGCATTATGGAGACTACGTCGTCAATGCTCCTCATCAGACTCTTTCCGTCAACTCGGCCCAGGCTTGGTCGTAGGTCTTGTGTTCCTTGACGGCGGTGCCAGCTTTGGATGGCATGACGTTCGTCTTAGCGTAAGGATAGCCCGACACTTGGGTCAAACCATCGCGTTTCCACTGCGAAGTATCGACCTCAACCTGCTCGCGCAGCTTCTTCCACAAGAGGTACGCGAACCAGAGACGCATCACCTGGTCCTGCTCGAGACGCTTGGTCGGGATGTCCTGGCGCCAGTCTTTCAGCTGCTGGAACATCTTGGCGAGGTCGCGACCCTCCTTCGAGTCGGGGTCTTGAATCATGGGGAAGCGAATCTCGCCGCGACAGATCGCCGCCATCATGGCGGGCACGCCCAAGAACTCGTTGGTCTTCTTGTCGCCGGTGTGGTGGCCAACCGCGCTGAACCCAAACTCCGCGATGAGGTCCAGGAACGGGTCGTCGGTGAGGTAGCCCGACTGGAGGGTGTTGTTCTCGATCACCCACCAGGTCGGCAGGAACTTCTTGGTGAGCGCGCGCATCTCGGCGAAGATGCGCTGGTTGGTCGTCGCCTTGAAGAGGTCGACCGTGGTGATGACGTACATGAACTCCGCGTCGTAGCCGTCGACGCCCAAGGCCGCGTGCTTGTGGAGCGAGGGGTCCATGCTGGCGATCGTGCCCACCGAGCCCGCAGGGTGGTTGCCGATGTAGCGCTTCGGATGCCCGGGCTGACCATGGTCGGTGGCGGCGAGGATGTCCTCGTCGGTGACCAGGGACTCGTGGTCGCTCTGGGGCTTCATCATGTAGATGCGACTCCACAGGTCGTCGCCCAACTTGCCGGCGCGCTGGAGGAGTTCCGCGTCCGAGAAGCCGAGCTGCTCACCGTGCTCATCCAAGATGGGCACTTCGATCTCGCGCTCGTCAATGACTTCGGTGCGGAACTGGAGCGGGAAGTACGACTGGAAGCCGAGGTCCTTCCTCACGTCCAGGGCCGGGATGACGATGATCTCGTCGAAGAGCTCCAGGCGCTCACCCTCGTCGTAGAAGTCGCCCTTGCAGACGCGCGAGCCGGTGATGCGGATGCGGCCACGCTTCACGCGCGGGATGATGTCGCCGCGAAAGATCTCGAGCAGCGTGCCGGTTTTGTTCTTGGACTTGATGGACTGGATGTCGTCGAGGTCGACGTCGTCCCAGCGCGAGCCTCGGATGTTGGACCCGGCCCCGACGCACAGGAATGAGGGGTCCGCCTCGTCGTGGTCGCTCGCGAGCAGCGTGAACTCGGTGGCGTTCCACTTGCGCGAGTCCCCGGGTCCCGGTTGGAACGGGCCGAAGTGCTCCTGGAGCACGCTCGGTGGTCCGCCGCTTTCCTCCAGGCGACGCGCTACACGCCCCATCATCTTGGAAGCGAGGTCCTTTCCCTCCGAGACGATGGCTCGACGTCGGTTGGCGTCATCGCAGAGATCCGCCGTGACGGTGTCGCACAGGAGGGTGGACTTGCCGGCCTCCGGTGGGACCAGCACCATGGAGATTCCCCCTGGTGGGACTGCGTCCCAGGCTTCCAAGATCTGCCACTGGTGGTCGAAGGTGTCAAAGCCGAAGTACGCCTTGCGAAAGGCGACCCAGTATTCGACGCGGTTCTTGTAGTTAGCGAGCATGATCGGCTCGAACTCGTCCTGGCGCTGGCGCCACGTGAGACTGGCCTTGCTCTGCTGGCGATCCCACGCGGCCTTGGCGGCGATGGCCTGGTCGCGGAACTTGGGCGAGGCGTTCATCCACTGGAACCAGGTGTTCGGCTGGCGACCGACCTCGCGCATGGCCTCTTTGTAGTCGTAGCCCTTGCGAATGAGCATCAGGGCTTGAGCTTTGGCCTTCTCGGCGCGGTCTGACGAGGCTCGCCTGCCGTTGCGGTCGACGGTGCCGAGGCCGATGGTTCCTGCGATGGGGTGATTGTCGCCGGTCGGCACGCGCCTCATCGTACTTCGCGAAAGGTGAGGCTCAGCGCACGCTCGAGATCGTGCACGAGCTGCCCGTCGCCCATCTGTATTACCGAGTACGTGAGACAGCGCACCTCGTGCCAGTGGCGGGGATTCGAACCCACACTTTCCACCGGAGCCCGCTTGCGCGGGACGGTGGCGTCCTCTGCCAACTAGACGACTCACTGGCTAATCCGCCGCCTGGAACCTACCAGGTCAGGACAGCGGAGACTTCGAAACTTCTAGGCGTCGTATGCGCCCGCGGCACCGCTTCCCGTTAATCCGTGCCCCCACGACGTTTTTCCCTTGGGGCGACGAGCGCGCTTGGGGCAGGTGTCGAAGTGGCACGAGAATCGTGGGAGGTCGGGGTCGAGTGGCTTGCCTCGAGGGATGCGGCCCACGATGGGGGATCCGTCGCTCGAGTGCGCCACGATGGTGAACCAGCCACCCGAAGCGGGGTAGAAGTCCATGACCATGGTCTTGCCCTTGCGCGTCTTGACCTTGGCCACTGTGCGATCACAGCGACCGCACAACTCGGGGTACCCGATCTTCTCTATGGTCTGCGTTGCTCCCATTCTGCCATGTTAAGAGCCGAATGCGTTTGTGTCAACGACTGATGTCTTCGGATTGTGCGCTGTTCTCTACTCGGCGCTCGCGTCGATCGATCTCCAGAGTCAGGGCGACGATGCGCGATTCGATGGCGTGCCACTGGGCGATGGAAACCGTCGAGCGCTTCTCACGCCAGTGGCGCAGCGCAAAACGCTGATAGCGCAGCACGTGCGTCGGGGTCTCAGCCACGCGAAAAGCGTAATTCGTCGACGCAGATTCGCAGGCTTCTGTCACAGAGTTTTATAAGAATCTCAACAACTTTGTCTCCATAATCTTGCAACCTGCTCTTAACATGCCATTTAACGAGCATTTCTGACATCGCGTCAAAGCCACGATCAGGGACGATGCGAGGGGCTGCGTGGCATGATTGGAGCATTCGCCAGTGAATACAGCGAATCCTTGACAATGCTTGACAGGGGGTGTCAGACTCAACGTCTCGCACTCCGCGTCTCGCCGCCCTCCTCGGGGGTCTTTCGCCTCCGGGTCCTTTCCTCCCAAGGGCAACTATCAAGAATCCTTCGGGCAACTGCCTTCCGCGTCGCTTCGCTCCTTGGACTACCGCGCTCTTCGAGCTTGCTACCTTCTTTTGCACCCGGCCTGTTGGGTTCAGATGCACCCTGCGCCAAGCAGATGAGATGCTGATGGATGCTGTGATGTTTCACGTGAAACCTTTTGATTGCTGATTCGCCAGATCCTGAGGGTCTCCCAGACTGTCCTGAACGTGTTCTCAGGGAGTCGTGGCTGCTGCTGATTCGACCTGCAAAATTCCCTGGTGGGGCATAACGCACAAGACTCGCGTCGCGACGACACATCGCCCCTTACAGGGACTCGTGATCGTCTTCTGCGAAGACTTCGTCGCTCCGCTCGTCTGGGTGTCGCATGCGACTCACGTCGCACACCAATACACTTTCGGCGGGGAACGAGGCAAGACAGGCCCGCAGCACCACGGCCACACACCGACCAGGTGACGTCAGCGGGGTCAGTTGACCAGTGGTCGCTGGCGTGTGGGATGTGCTGGCGCGTGCCAAACCTGTCCATGAGCGATCTGCTGAACTGTTCGTGACCAGGCGCCAACCATCGCGTAAGGAAACGGCTGGCTGGCGTTCTCTGGTGCCCACCGGAGAGACCACGGCGATACGCTCCAAAGGCTGAGGAGTGGCGTTCTCAGTGTATCGCTCGCTGTTCACGAGCTGTGGGCAACTGGTCGAGCGTCACGAAATCAACAGGGTAATCCACAGGTTTATTAGCCGGATGACTTGACTCAATTGCTCCAATCGTGCCATAATAAGAGCGTTGGGAATACGTCCCAGCATACGAACAAAGGACAAGACATGAACACGGAAACCCTCTCACAAACTGAACAGGTCGCCGAGGACTACGCCGCAAGCGCTCGCGCCGTCGAAATGCTCCAGGTCGCTCTTGATGAGTTGCAAAAGCGCGACATAAAGGCAACATCGAGAAGCCTTCGCGCCTCTCTACGGATGCTCTCAAGGGACGCCGAGTACGGCCCGAAGCGCAACCAGTACGCCGAGTCCATCCTTGATGACATCGACATTTCGTCGCTAAACGACGGAGTGTGCATCGCTGAGGCTTACTACGGCGAGTGCCTCGAAATCATCATGCACTATCGGCGCTCGCTGTCGATCCCTAATGAAACGATGGAGGTCTCCCAGGTCGAACTGCTTCTAGGTTTTGGTGGTCCGAACGTCCGCATGTTCATTGATTTTGACGGGGGCGTGACCATCCAGGCGAATTGGAGCGGCGAGGCAAAGCGCGACATTTACGCCCCGAACATCTCGGATTGGGCACAGGGCCTCGCTGGGTGCTACGACGTTACGCCAAGTTACTGAGTCAGAGCGCTCCGGCGCTCAGGGTGCCCACCAGTGGACATTCTGAGGGCTGGAGACTCCAGACCAGTTAGCAAAGGAACCTACCAAAATGACGATGCTAGACACTCGCATTTCGATGTATCTGCGACTTCCCGATACGCGTGAAGAGGCTGTGAAAGCCGTTCTCACGCGACGCGCCACCATTGGCGCAATGCTCAAGGCTCTTGCGCCACTGCGTGAGTCCGACGTCGTAGGGCGCGCAGAAGCGCTCCTCAAGACTGAGACGGTGAAGGGTCAGATGTTCCTCTCACCCTCCGGGACGCACGTCTACGTGCTGCGGCCCGAGACCCGCAAGATTCAAGGTCGCTCGGTCAAGATGCTGAGCATCAAGGTCGTTATCCCTGTTGGCGACGTGCTCACCTTTGAGATCTCAGCGTGAAAAAGCCACTTGACGCGGCCATGATGGCACTGCAGGAGGCTGGCCGCGAACTCGAGACGTTGCGCGCCGAGGTGCGACGACTGCAAATCGAAATCTGGATTCTTACCCCACTGGACCTAGAACCGATGGAGGCGGCCTCCTAGGAGCTTGAGCGCGCTAGGCGCGCGCTGTGCCCGACTTGTCCCGGGCACAGCGCAGGCTTGGCGAGCACCTAGCCTCAGATCACGAAGGAGTGACCGTGCGCGATAGGCGAGCGAAGTTCAACACAACTGGGCGACTGTGCGCGATAGGCATCGCCGCGAGCGCCTTTTTGGCCATGCCTGCCGGCGCGTCCAGTCTCCACGCCACCACGCCCTACCGTGCGTTTGGCGACCTGTCGGGCGCTGACGATTGCCAGTACGAGACTGCGGCCAACCTGGTCCTGTCGCGTTGGCCCGCTGCGCACATCACGACCGCTGAGGTTGAGTCGGCTTATGACAAGTTTGGGGGCGCGTTCGAGGGTCAGTCCGTCACGAGCGATGGCGGGTCGACGTGGACGCTCACCGGGCTGTGGGCTGGACAGAACTTCCTCCTCGACCAAGGATTCGCTGGTCATCGCGCCCAGTCGATCACCGAGGTCACGACGCGCGCTCAGATGGTGTCAGCAGCCAATGCCGGTGGTCTCGAGGTCACGGTGATGGGTCCAACGATGCAGCATATGTTCGCGATTGTCCACGCCAACGCGCGCGAGGTCACTCAGGTTGACACGGGCACCGTGACCCACATCACCTGGACGCAGCTGATCTGGGAGTACACGCACGTGGTGAACGCGGACGGGACGATCAGCCTGAACAGCGAAACCCTGGCCTTTTACTGGGTCAGGTGGTCCCACTCGGCGTAGAGCCGCTCTGGATCGCCGTCGCAGTTGTCGATCAGGCGCCAGATGTCCTCGGACTGCAACAGTGGCGGTGGAATCCCTACTTCGGATGTTGCACTGCGAACGTCCAGCAGCAACGCGAGCGCGAGTTCGAACTCCATGTCGATCTTGACCGGCGTGTCGTAGTCAGGGAAGCTGCGCGTCACGGCGTCTCCCCACAAATCATTCGTAGTACCCCCGATTGTTGGGGTTCTGCTTGGGTTCTAGGCACTCCAGAAGATCGCGGGCCACGTCGATGTCAAGGCGACCCAGTTGTGACCAGTGGCGAATTCGATTACGTGCCGAGGTGAGTTGTTCCACCCGCATCTTGAGATATTCCTCTTCTGATCTGTTCATTTTTTCTCACCTTCCTGGGCTAGAAGAAGTGCGTCACGCAGTTCGTCCAACATCCCCCATCGTTGCGTTCCGACAGTGTGAACGTGTTCGAGTCCGTCGATCACCGCGTCGATCTTCTCTCTCGTCCATTGGGTGACCGGAGAGGCTTTGAGAGATTCGATTTCCGTTTCGAGTTCAACGAATCGCGCTCGTATGCCTTGCCGCGAGGCGTCCACGCTGCCATCAAGGGCGTTCGCCACGAGCCACAGTTCGTCGGCCAGTGACAGTCCTGAGTCGCGCCAATCAGGTTCGGCGTCGGGGTTCGCAGGGTCGTGAAACGCCAGCAGAACATCGCCACTCAAACGAAGGTCGGCGCAGATTCTACGGAGCCAGTCGGCGTTGTCACTGTTTAATTTCCGCGCCTCTTCTAAAGCTGCGCGGGCGGTGTCACGGTCCCGTTCTGCGGATGAGAGCGTCGCCCAGAATGGCGCGATGGTGCAGAGCATCGTTTGCAGATTGGCTAAGGGCAGCTCATCGAACGGAACCGGTGTTTGCGATGACCACCCGAGTCGCTTGGCTTCGCGTTCGTAGATCTCGTGGAACTCCCGCGCCAGTTCCACTATCTCTGGATTCCATGCTGCTTGGTCGCTCATCCGTCCCCCTTCATTCGCTCAATCTCGGCCAGCGTTCCATCAGGATTGTGGGCGCGGAACAGGTTGCCAAGTTCTCGCACTGTGTCATGACCGTTAAATTGGTCGAACATCTGGTGAGAAGTCACGTAGTCAAGCATTCCTAGAATCTGCTCCAATTTCCACCGCGCATCTCGTTCTTGCCGAGTAGTGGCTAACTCGGCGGTCAGCACAAGGGCGGTCGCGTGTTCCTCTTCGAACATTCGACGCCATACTTGCGGTTTGCGATCGGCTGGCTCTTGGGGATGGTCGAGTGCATCAATTTGTTCTTGGCTCACAAGGGCCTCGCGAGTTCCCAGCCCGTCGTTGGGTGCTGGCTCTTTGGCCGTAGGCACGCCTGACACTGGTGACCGTTGAAGAGGCTCTTGCGCGTCCACTGGTGCGGACCTACGCGCGTGCTCTCGTGCACCATCTTTCGCAATTTTCTCAAACTCATTTCGTCTCCTTTGTCTCTACTGGGGTCAGGTGCACGTCGTTCAACATTGGTCCGTCGTCGCGTATCCGGTCTGCCGCCATCTGTGCGTAGATTGGGTTCAGTTCAATGCCGGTGAAGTTGCGCTGCGCTCGAAGGGCTACCACGCCCACGGTCCCGCTGCCGGCGAACGGATCTAAGACGTTGCCCCCTTCGGGACTGCCCGCCAGCACGCAGGGCCTCACCAGTTCAGTCGGCATGACCGCGAAGTGCGCGCCGGCGAATGGCTCAGAGCTCACGGTCCACACGTCGCGCTTGTTGCGCCGGCCGGTTTCCTCGTACTCATTGCCCGAGTAGGTCGCGAAAGCGTCGTCCTCGCCATATTTTGTGCCTCCAAACCGGGGGGGCGTGCGTCGTTGCATGGTCTGTAACTGGTGGTCCGCCGTCTTGCCCGTGTCGAAGCGACTACCGTTCCACGAGGCCGGGGCGACCGCCTTCATTACCTTCGTCCCGTCGTGCGCTCGCGATGATCCCGCCTGCGCCTCGAGATCCTGATTGAGCCGATTGACGGACGACACCGCGACCGACTCGCTGATCCCGTCCGCGTCGTAGTAGTAGCGCGGCGACTTCGAGAGCAGGAAGAGGTACTCGTGTGACTTGGTGGGGCGGTCCTTCACGCTCTCGGGCATGGGATTGGGCTTGGCCCAGATGATGTCGGAGCGCAGGTACCAGCCGTCGTCTTGAAGCGCGAAGGCCACACGCCAGGGGATGCCGAGCAAATTCTTGGGCGCCACGCCGGTGTTGCGATTCTGATGCTCGATGCGATGGTCGTTGGTGGGTTGCTTCGGCCACCGTTCCGCGTCTCTCGAGCCATTGCCGCCGTGCGAGTAGGAATCGCCGAGATTGAGCCACAGCGTCCCGTCATCAGTCAGCACGCGCCTTACCTCGCGGAACACGGCTGTCAACTCTTCGACGTAGCCGGCCGGTGACGCTTCTAAACCGATCTGTCCATCATTGCCGTAGTCCCGCAGTCCGAAGTACGGAGGGGATGTGACACAGCACGAGAACGACTCGTCGGGCAACTTCAAGAGCACGTCGCGAGCGTCACCGACGAGAATGTCAGATCTCATTTCCCCCCTCGCCGAGCAGCCTTCGCCGCGCCCTTCAATTCAGCGCGATCTTCTACTTCGTGCCACTCATGGTCGCCGACCTCGATCTTGACGCCGGTCCAGTGCCCGTTTCGCGCGTAGAACTTGGTCGCCTCGAGTTCCCACACCTGGCTGTCATCTCGAATGAGTCCGCTCGAGGTGAGCGAGTCAAAAATCGAACGAACGAGTTTGTCCAAATCTGGCTTGGTCGCGTGGCGCGTGCGGTACTGATCGGACTTCACGGGCGGCATCCAGAAGATGAGCCGGATGCTCACGGGTCCCTCGAAGCGTCGACCCATCTTGGCGTCCATGATGGTCTGGGTTACCTCCTGGCGCCAGCTCTTGTGCTTGGCCCGTCCTGTGGCGCTGGTGCCGTCAACGATGACCGCGCGATCTCCTCGCACGAACGCTGACTTGGAACCCTGCGGGATCGGGACGCCTCGCACCACGCACTCAAAGGGCGTGAGCGCTGACTCACGAATCATCTCCTCGCGCGCGCTCACCGCTGCTCCAAGGTTTGATGAAGCAGCCCAAGTTGTGCGTGTGGCGAAAGGCCCTGTGAGCGCAGTTCGTGGTACCAGTGGGTGTTGTTCTCTGGATTGAGCCAGTGGGTGACGAGAATCCAGTCACCGAGTACGAGCGACGTTGGCGCGTCTTCGACATCTTCGCTCACCTCATTGACGAACTCGTCGGTCTGTCCTCGCACGAGGTCGTCAACGAGCCCCTGGACGTTCTTGATTCGGTCGGAGTCGCTCACGACGGGCTCAATTCCAGATGGTTGAACGGATAGTGGATCTGACGCTCGCCCTCGAACTCGACGGGTAGGGACCACCCGGCTGTGCCGTAGCGTCCAGAAATCACCACGCCACGATTGCCGATGCGCGAGTGGTCGATCGCGTCACGCGTCACGACTGCGTTCCAGCCGACGTAGGGGCACGCTTTCACCAGCCCCTCCGATCGATTCTCTCCGCGAACGCGAAGCAGTCCTCGTCGAATCGGCGCCACTCGTCAGCGGTGTACGGGCTTGCGCTTCCTGGCTGATAGGCGTCGTGGATGCGCTGCCACGTCAGTACCCCCGGCACTGCCCGTTCAGGTCCGGCATGTAGTACCTCTTCGCGAACTGGTAGAGCGCCCACGTCTGCTCGAGCGGTGTCGCCAAGTTCATGGAGGAGGGCATCCAAGACGCTCTGAACGTCGTCCACGTTGCTGATATCCAGCCCAAGCCGCCGAAATACGTCGGCCCATCGGTGTGCCAGGGGTCCGGCTGGCCACCCTCTTCGCAGTGGTCCACCCACCTCCCCTGGACCATCATGGCGCGCGTGACGTGGAGCGAGCGATCGAGTCGCGAACTCACTGAGCGGCCCGTTGAAGACGCTGCCGCGCTCGTCGCGACGCTGGCTGACAAAACTAAAGAAACTAGAACTGAGGTGAGAACTTTCACGGAACTCCGATGATCGAGGAATGCGGCCACTGCGGTGTGGGTCAAATATCACGATCCTCCTCATCTCGGTCTTTCCAGTAGAAAACCTTCATCCAAGTTTCGTCCAGCTCCTCGCTGCGGATGCGTACCCCGAACCTTTCGGCCAGGCGTATGAACATTTCGGCGTTCTCGCCGTGCACCGTCATCTCAACTGCGTCGATTCGCGGTGCTCCTACCTCCGTGCCGTCTGCGAGCGGAATTGATCCCTCAGCCATGACGCGCACGCTGACGTAGAGCATGCCCACCTCGACGCCGAGCAACAGGTCACGTGACGCGCCGCTCAGGTCGAGCACGCTCTCCCACTCGGTGTTGTCGCTCACGATGCCTCCAGCACGTCACGCGCCTCAACCAGCAGCTTGAAGTAATCAGGATCTCCACCGACATCGGGATGATGCTTCATCGCTGCGCGCCTAAAGAGTTCACCGTCCCCCCACGATGATCCGTCATCATCCTCTTCGGCTTCGACCGCCTTGAGCAAAAGTTCGAGCGCCTGGGCAGAAGACATCGGACCCATGGCGATGCCACTGCCGAGCTCAGCGAAGCCGGCGTACTGCTGACCACGGTTGGCTATCCCGTACCGCTCGACGCGACGCAGCGCCTCGAGGCCCAGAGCAATCGCGCGCACGTTGGCCTGCCATGCTGGCTGCTTGTAGTTGCTCGCAAACGCGTTGCACGGGTACGACAGCCCTCCCCATTCCGGCGTGTTGAAGCCGAGGATGACGCCGGGATAGGTGACCTTCGTGTCGCTGCGCAGCATCCCGTCGCGTCTCACCTGATAATCGGTGACGTCGAGTTGCAACTTCACCTCTTTGGCTCGCAGGTGGCTCAGTTCGCGGTCCAAGAGCTCACGCGTCGAGTTCCACGACCCCGTGAACGGCGACCATTTGGTCGGTGGACGATGCCGATCCCATCCGTCCGGCCAGCGCTTGATTGGCGTTATTTCGAACTCGATCGTCACGTCCCCATTCCCTTCACGCATCCATCCCAGTCAAGGTCGAACGGCTCGTCAGGCTGCGCGTGGAAGTACCGACTCTCGGGGGTGGCCACCTTGCTGGACCCGCACAGTGAGCAGATCGAGCGGCGCGCTTGGGTCTCTTCTACCTTCGGCGTCGCTTCGGCCTCGATCAGGTTCACCACCTCCGCGCGTGTGAGCGTGCAGAGCACCCCGTTGCTCTCGTCCTTCGACCACTGGTCGAGTTCGTCGGGCGTGAGCGCAATAGTCCAGTGAAGTTCCAAGGCGAGGCCGCAGCGTGGGCAGATCATTTCTTGTCGAGTCCCTTCGCAGCGAGTTCGTCGCCGGTCAGCGGGCGCCCCTCGTCGTCAAGGTCGTCCTCTTCGGTCCAGGTCGAGCTGATCGGGAAGTCGTGCAGCGGGTTGCCGTTCAGGCACCCCTCGGGCTCCTGGCCCTCCTGCCAGCCACAGGCTCCACAGGTGCGCAGAATCTCTCCCTGGCCCGGTGCTTTCTTCGCCTTCTCGATCTTGGCTTCCATCATGGCGATGGCCTGAGCGACCGCCTCGAAGTCGACGAAGATCGCGGTCTTGGCACTGAACACCTGGACCAAATCGACGCTCTCGACTTCGCCCTCGTCGTCGAACTTGAAATCGTACTGGTCGCGAATCTTCTTGGCCTTGACCGCGAAGTAGACGACGTCGCCGGCGTGGACCATGATCGGAGCGACCTTGACGGAACTGGAAAGCCCGTCGCCCAGTGCCAGGATCTTTACCGATGTGGTGTTGACCCGGTAGCCCTCAACGGTCTCGCCAAGGTCGGTGTCAATTTCAGGTGTCATTGTGATGCCTCTCTCTCGTTTCGATCAGTTCCCGTAGTTCGGGATGCGTGTCGATCAGCAGGCGAGCGTAGAAGCTCGTGTAGGAATTGTTGAGTTTGAACTGACTATTTGGGTCGTCGCTCGTCATGTAGTGGTCGTAGCGGAGCCGCTCAACCAGGAGTTTCACGCCGATGCGCTTGCGTCCACGAGCCGCCAGTTCTCTGGCCATGCGCTCCAACTCAGCGAAGATGTGAGGATTGCGGGCGTGGAAGAAGCAGAACTTTTCCAGGTCGGTGAGCGGACGTCGCAGCGCGGTCTCCAGCGCCTCGGGATCGTCGAAGGTCTCGAAGATTGAGGACTGGACGTTGGTCACTCGTCCTCGATTGTGTAGGTGTCGCGGAAATGCTCACTGGTTATAACACCGAAGTTTCCGCCGACGTACTTGATGACAAAATCTCCCGGGTTTGCAAAGTATGACCCCACTTCTCCGTAGACAACCAGCATCGGTTCGCCCTTGACTGTTGAGCTGAGGTACCCGTCGCACCACTCCGCGAGTTCCTCCGCGTTCCGTGCCGTCATTTCAACCGCTTCTAAATGAGCCTTCCGGGTAGGGGTTATCTTCAACGGTTCAATCACAGTCGCTCCACGAAGATTTGACCATCCTCGCGAATCTCGACGATTCGCATGCGCTCATCGTCCACGAGAAGTGTCATGCCCACCACTAAAAACCGATGATCGCCGTTGGTTACCGATATAGGAGTCGGCAACTGCCGTCTCTTCGCGTTGCGCTTGCGACGCAACTCTGGAAGCGCGAGTATCAGTGTCACGACCGCGCAGCAGGCGAGAATGGCCCAGCCCGCGTCGAGGCCCTGCGCCGGCGTGAGGATGGCGCTAATCACTGACACACCCGCACGCCGTACACCGCGTCCAACGCTGCGTCAATCCCGAGCTGGTAGCCATTGTTCAGCGCTACCGAATCGTAAATGGCATTTTCCTGGTAGAACATCGCGGCTCCGTTTACCGCCGCCATGGCTTCAAGACGACTAATCAGTTGCTCTGGGGCAATCGTTCCCCAGTTCGGCTTCCGCAGGCGGTTGCTGGGAAGCGGATCGCCAAACGGCAGCACCAGCGCCGAGCCAGAGACGAAGGCGTTCGTGGCGTCGCGTTGCTGCGTGGCCAGTTCGTGCGACCCATCGTTCTCAGACTTGGTGTACCCAAGAACCATGGTTGCGACTATTACTGCCAATTGATCAGCTTCGAGTTCAATCCTCATCCGCGTCATTCGATCATTCCTTTCGCCTCGTACAGGCTGCTCCAATGATGCCACGTTTAGAGCATTGACGCCAGTACCATTTTCTTTTTTTTCTCGTAGTAGTCGCGCTGATACTCGCGCTGTGGAATGGCGCAACACTCGCGTCGGCACCCTTGCACGTAGCCCGAGCGCGTGCCGTGCGTGATGCGTCGATCCTCGAATCGCCACACGCGCCGCGTGCGTCGCTCGAAGCCCAGTGTCGCGAGGGCACCTTCGATGGGCAGTTTGCGAGCAGCGTGCACGCGACGAGCTGCGCCAAAACACTCGTCACAGAGACAGCCGTCTAGGTAGCGGCCAAAGGAGCCGTGCTTACTCGCCACGCTCCGCATTTTCACGCTCTTCGCGCTCCCAGGCGCTTTCGCCAGTCTCGGCGTCGCCAACGATCTCTGCGTCCACAATCTCGTCATCGTCAAATGGCACGACCTCGGGTTCTTCCTCGGGGTCCATGCGATTGACCACGTGCCCATCAGTGGCGTCGGCTTGCATGACGTCGATGCTGCTCGGGAGCCACGCCTTCTGCTTCAAGAAGCACGTCTTCCAGGCCATCGCCTCGAACTGGTCCTTGTCGGCCCAAGGACCCACGATTGTTCCGTTTTTCTTGGCGTAGCGATCACGGTGACGTTCGACTTCGGGTCGGCTCATCACGACGAAGTTACGTCCACCATTGGTGAGTCGCGTGACCACGTAGTAGTAGAGCGGTGCGCCACGCTTGTCGTCCTCACACGGCTTATGGATGAGGTACTCGTCGAGCCCATAGGCGTAGTCGAACTCATCGCCCTTGAACACGGTGCGCGGGTTGATGCCTTGTATCTGCCCAGTGCGGTGCGAGAGAGCGGCCCAGCCGCGATAGCCGACAATGAACTGGACCTCGGCAACCCCGTGATTGCGATAGGGCACCGGGTACCACTGCTGCATCGGTCCCGGCTCCAGACCCAACTGCGCTCCCGTCAGCACCGCACCCATGAAGGACCTCGGCGTGCATTCCTTTAACTTCGGATTCTTCGAGAGTTCGTTCTGGACGATGCGCACGTAACGAGCGGGATCCATTGCTCCTGGGAGCGCGCGCGCGATGGCCGACTCCTGAGACTCCACCAGTTCGCGCAGGGACTTGGTGCTCGTCGTTGCTATCTCGCCCTTGCTGGCGGCGTCTACCTGCGCGCGTGCGCGGTCAGCTCCTTGGTCAGCGGCCATGAGCGTCCAGAAATTCTATGGCCTTAGCGGTGCGTCGATCAATGTCAGCCACGCTGAGGTGCTTGCGATACCGCTTGCCTTTCCAGCGTCTGTTCTGGCGTTTTAGCCATTCCTCGTAGGTCACTGATCCTAAAAAAGTGGAGATTTTTTTCGGGCCGTTTTTGGAAAATTCGTTTTCCCTAGTCATTGGCCACCGCGCCGTCTTCAATCACGAAGCCGATTTCTCCCGACTCGTCGACGCGTTCAATCCAGCACTGGAAGTCGTGTGCGTCCGCCATCTCGGCGATGACCGCCATGTTCTCGGAGTCGAGGAGCGACCCGTCGCTGATGCGCACCACTCGAATCTCTGGGTTGAGACTCATCGCCATGGCGAGAGAGATGCGCAGTTGCTCGGAACTAGAACACTGCTTGAAGGGAACGCCATTGTAAGTGACTCCGTCGTCGTCGAACGCGAGTCCTTCGACGGGCATCTTCGCTTCGGCCAGGGCTTTGGCTTTGCTCTTATCGATCGCCACGATGTCAGCAGTCAGCTTCTCCACGCCCTCGTTGAACTTCTCAACCGCACCTGTGAGGACCAGGCGGTCCTGCATGGTACGCACGTTCCTGTTGGTCTGCTCGACACTGGTGAGACGCTCGGTGAAGTCGATGGCCTCGGGAGCCGCCACTACTGCGTTCTTCGCGTTCTCCAACGCGTCCCCGTCGCTGACCAGGTGCTCACGCAGACGCCTCAACTCGACCTCAGCCTGGCGCACCTCCTCGCCGCTCTTCTTCGCGTTCTCTTCTGCCACGATCAGGTCTCGTTGGCTGGCCTCCGCTGCGTGAACCCGGCGCTGGTGCTCAGCCTGTTCAGCCAGAATTTCACCGCTTGAGACCTCCTGGTCAGGTGTATCGTCGGGCACTTGTGGGATGCTCGCGAGTTGTGCCTTGGCGTTGGCGAGATCCCGTCCCCACGTCGTGCGTTCGTCGTAGGTGGCACGTCGCGCTGCGGCCAACTCGTCGGGGTTGAACGGCAGCTCCACCAGCGCGAGCAACGTGGCAAGTTGCGACCTGTTGTCCTGCTGAGCGAACGCCAGCGGGTCGAACGAGAGCGCGCCGAGTTTCTCGTCAAGGAACTTCTGCGGGCTCGGGTACTTCGCTCCCTCCTTGCTCATCACCGTGAGCGCAGTCTTGTCGCCAGCCCACGTGCGCTTCACCGTGAAGTCGCCGAGGTCAAGGAACACGCTCGCGTTATCCTCACCGTCACGGATGGGCTTGGCAGTGTCCTTGGACGCTGCCCCACCACCGAGCGCAAGCCAGATCGAATCGAGCACGCTGGTCTTTCCCTGCGCGTTGCGTCCAGCGATGACCACCACGTTTCCGTCCGGCGTTATCTCCACCGCGCGAAGTCGCTTGACGTTTTCTGCTGTCAATCGAATTACTTTCATTGCTGCTTCTCCTTTTTTGGTATGTTCCATTGCCTTTTTGTAAACTCTTTTACCTCGTGCGTTGGCACCGTGATGCGCAGCCACTTGGCTACCACGACCCCGTGACACGTCGCGACGTCACCGTCCTTCATCAGCGCAGACATCTCGTTCTCGACTGCCCTGAGTTGAGCCTCCTGCACCTTGAGCATGGCCTTCATCGTGGCGCGACTCTCCAGGAGTTCGACGAACCGGGCAGGAACCTCAATCTCCTTGGCCTCGGTGCCCGCGTGCGCGAGCAACGCTTTTCGCGTGGACTCCGAGTCATCAATGTCAGGCATGCGCTGGAGATGCACCAGCGTCCAGAACTTCTCCTCCGCAGCGACCAGTCTGGCCATCAGTTCCTCGTCACGCTCGACGACGTAGTGGATGAACCTGTTGCCGCCGACCAGTGCCGCGACGTAGAGACGCTTGAAGTTCTCGCCACACACCTCGAGGTAGTGCAGTCCCTGGAGACGCGCGTGAATCGGTGGACCGTCTGCCCACTCGTGCGCCTTCGAGCGATCGACGTTCTTGATTTCGAGCACGGCCCACTCGTCCGCAGCCTCGTCGTACACGAAGCGGTCGACGTTTCCGAGCATGAAGGGGCGGCGATGCGAGCGCAGCATGACGGCTGAGCGCGCCACCTCAAAGGTGGTGTCGTCGGCAAACCACTGAGCGATCATCGGCTCGGCGCGACGACCCGCCTGAAAGATTTCCTTGTCCTCGTCGGGCAGCGGGTCAACCTTGTCGAGATAGAGCGCGACCTGGCTGGTGTAGGGAGAGAGACTGAGCGTGGCGGCAGCGTCGGATCCTCCCAGGCCCGTGCGACGCAACTCCAGCCACTCTTCGCGAGCCAGCGTGTCGACGTCGGCGAGTATCTCTGCGTCAAATTCAGGAAGCGGCGTTGCCATTGCTGGCCTTTGCTAGTTCCTCGTTGACGAGACGCACACCCTCGCGAACGAACCATCGGCGCACTGCTTCGCGCCCGATGTGCATGCCCATACCCTCGCTCAAGACCTGCCCGATGGCGTCGAACGATTCCAGGTTGATGCGCATGTTCACTGCGCGCTTGATCAGGTCGGGCCGAAACTTCTGGACGAATCCCATCACGTCAGTTCTTGCCATCACACCTCGTGCCTTTTCTGCTCGTATTCTGCCACGTTAAGAGCATCAGAGTACACCCGCCACTGCCCTGATGCAACGATGCGCTCGGCCTAAAAAGTCGAGCGCATCGTCAACGTTGAGCCTCCCGGGAGAGGAGAGGCGCACTTACTGTAGCGCGAGGAACCCCATCTGCGGAGTGACCGTATTGCAGTTCACCCACTGATGCAACCACCCTCCGAAGCGCATCCCTTCATTGATAAGTCCCGCACACTGCCACGTGCGTCGGTACGAGTTCATCAGCGCGGGCACCCAGTTCCAGCTCAAGATGTCGATACCGATTGCAACGTCGCTGAGGAGCGAATACTTGGTTCCTACCTCGGAGCGACAGAACTCGAGCAACTTCCCGCGGTCCACCTCGGGCGGCGGCGGCATCGTGATGTATCGCCCACCGGGAGCAACCATTGATAGAGGTGCCGTGTCCGTAACGCCCTCGAAGGTCGCCTGGATGATGTAAGGGACACCGTCAACGATCCTGTCAACGACAAACTGATGGTTCCACTCGCTCCCTAGTTTGCCTTTGAGCGCTTCGCCGAGTCGGATGAGTCGGCCCATCAACCCCTTGGTGTGGGCGAACCCGATGTCGCCGGCTTGGATCGTCACGGAATCTTGACGTAGAACTCGATCATCTGCTCCATGGCCTTGATGATGTCCTCTTCGGGGAGGCGCTTCACGGCCATCTCGACGAGGTGGCGCAGGTCCGCCTCGATGCCACGAGCACGCGCTAGGAGGTCCTCAGGCCCTTTCGGGGCTACGGGAGTGTCGTTCGTGGGCGTCGTGACGGGAGGTGCCTGATCTGGCGCTGATGCTGCCAGTGTGGCGGCACTGGTCAAGCCCCATTTGGCGGCTACCGCGGCGTCGTCGCCCTGGAAGTGCTTGGTGAGCACCAGCACCAGTCCGTCGATGCAGTTGATGTCGAACTCGTTGGTCATCAACTGGAGCTGTGCCCAGGTGATGCACTCCTTGTTCGTCGGGTCGTAGGCGACGCCCGTGACCGCGTGGCCATCTTCGGCGTCAGGGCTGGAGGACTGAGTGCCCCACGGCACGTGGTCGTCGAACTCCTTCTCCGCGTCGGGGTCGAGCGCCAGGCAGATGATGACCCCGCCTTGCGTGTCATAGATGGCCTGCTCGATGATCGACGCATCAAAGACCGAGTTCCCCTCGGCGTCGCGGTCCTCAGGTCCGAGCACACCCACGTACTCGGCCAATCCTTGCGCCAGGATGGACTTCGCGCCGGCGTAGGGGCTGGTGCCATCGCTGAGCGGCGTCGGGGGCTGGCCGTTCGCCTCGCAGTAGACCTTGTACCACTCGACCGCCTCGTCGGGGTGGGGGATAACCGCGCCTTCGACGAAGGTCGGGTGTCCCTTGTCGTCGAGACCCGTGAGCGCCTGCACCGTAGTGGCGTGCGCGACCGCGGCCCAGAAGCAGTTCGGCCACTTGTCGTTGCCCTGCATGCCGTAGACCTTCTCGCCGTGCGTGGCGTCGTAGGTGTCGGGCAGGTCAGGGTCAGCGGGCGGGTAGGCAGCCGCGACCGCCTCGTCCTTGGGCGCGTGGCGAATGACACCGCGCAGTCCGTGGGTGCGGTCGGCGGGCTCGAGGTTGTCGATCTGGTCGGTCATTGGATGTCCTCTCGTTTGGGAATCTTTTTTATGCAGCGGTGGCAGAGCTTGTAAGTCACACCGTTCGCGTCAGCGAAGCCGTGGTGGCCGATGAATCTGCAACCTGGTGTATGGCAGTTGTTATGACGATAGTAGAGCACGAAGAGCCCGAGCACTGAACCCAATTCGCTGATGTCGCTGCCGAATCCCGACCAGAATCCGTAGTAGGGACCGCCCTCATTGACAGTGCCCGTGTGCACTTCGACCCACCACCAGAGCGAGTTGAGCCAGTGCACCTAGTCGTGGACCACGTGCGCGAAGGCGAGGAGCGCCAAGCCGAGGCCGAGCAGCATGAACAGGTGACGAAGTGTGTCCCACGTGCCGCCCACGAGCGCGATGAAGAAGAGCAGCACGAACAACACGCCAGCCAGAATGAATAACAGGGTCCTCATAGATTCCTCCTCAGTGTCCCGATACGTAGATCAAAGCTGCGATGCTGGCCAGCGCGATGAGGTTGGGGATCACGCGCGCGAGCAGGTTCAGCGCACCCGAGCGCTGGCTGATCGTGGTGCCAAGCGTAGTGATGAGATTCCTCAGCCCTTCGAAGTTCTTGTCGGTCCCGTCGAAGCGCTGAGACACCTCATCCTCGAACTTTTCAAGGGCCTCTTTCTGCGCAGCCATGGCTTCGGCGAAGCGTCGGTCCATTTCGGTGAATCGACGCTCGGTGTAGAGGTACAGCGTGTTCGGTGTCCACCCGATCTCGTCGACGGGAATGGTCACGCCGCGACTCGATTCGCCGGTCGGTAGAAACCTACAACGCCCAGTCCATTACTCAGGTTGTGCACTTGGTCACGGTTGAAAGGAATCTCGCAGTTGCCACGCTCGGTGTCGTAGGCGTTGAGGAGGAGACCGCTGCGTGTCTCGTGGTTGTACTCAGCCACGATGCCCGTGTGGCCCGCGTAGCCCGGTCGGTTCTCCGAGCCGAGGAAGCATCCGACATCGCCCGCTTCGAGTTTCTGGCTCGGGTGCACGATGCCGCCCAAGTGCTGCAGCCATTGGTCGTTCGCGGTGCCGTTGGAGATGGAGAAGAACCCCGCGCGGCGCAGGCACACGATCACCTCGCCCGAGCAGTCGACGTGATTCGGCCAGGGGTCGGTCGGCATCCAGTCGTGTCCGTCGCCATCAGAGCCGACCGGAGACTGCATGGAGTACGGCGTGTGACGCTCGAGCAGCACCCTCGCCGTCGAGACGATGAGCGCGGCGGCTTCGGTGCGAGCGGTCACGCGATCTGCACCGCCGTGATACCGCTCACGTTTCCGATGGAGAGATCCTTCGACAAGTGCAGTACGAACATGGACGAGTTCCCCGACGCTTCCATATACACGGTGGTGGGGGACGCAAGGACTACCACCTTGGTTATGGTGACATACGCGTCTTGCGCGGCGCCCGCGAGGTTGCCGACTGCGCAACTTCCCGCTGCGTAAGCGCCTGTGGCGCTGACACTGGTAGGGCCTATCCACAGGTCAGCCGTATTCACGCTTGCTGACGATTGCGTAAACAGTGCTCGCGCCGTTATAAGCCACGTCCCGGCCCCAAGAGCAACCGAGGTGATGTTCGTTTCTGCGCTGAGTGCCGAACTATCCGCTGTGATGTAGGACTCGACGTAGTTGGACGTCACCGGGGTCACCGCTGGGATCGCAGCCCACGCAGGCAGCCCCCCGACAACCGTGAGCACCTTGCCGGTGCTGCCGATGCCAAGGCGTGCGAGGGCGTTCGCCCCTGAGGCGTAGAGCAGGTCGCCGAGCGTAGAGAGCTTCGACTTGGCAGAGTCCTGGTAGGCCGGCAAGCCCGCGGCACCGGCGCCTACCGTCTGGAACTGCGTCCCCGAGATGGGCAGGCGACCCATGACCACGCCCGTCGTGGTGCTGACGATCGGGATGTCGCCCTTGGTCGTGGTCGCAAACGCACGCGCCGAGAGGTCAGCACAGAACGCGGCGTCGAGCGTGTGGACGACCGCTGCACCTTCGGCGTGTGACTGGGGGGTCGTACCGTCGTAGCCACGACCGACCAGCGTGTCGACCGTGACGGTGAGGCCAGAGTAGGAATCAACCAGCACGGTCTCTTGGATAGTGTCGCTGCCCTGGTCGAGCGTGACGGTGAAGGGGAGTCCCGAGGCAGGCCATCCAGTGACCGACTGAACCTGGAAGGTAAGTTCCGCATCGTCGATCGGAGCAGTGAGCGTCGTCTCCACCGCCGCTCCACTGAAACCCTGTTGACGTCCGGCCATCTCAACCTCCCTGACTCAGCGTAACCAACTTGACCGTGCAAATTCCGGTAAACCAGGTGCGCAAATCGTTCACGTCCTCGGGCGCCAGCATCACTTGGTCGATGTACGCGCTGTAGGTGAGGCCCAGCAGCGTGACGTCGACCACGACGCCGGTCCCTTCCAGGCTCTTGATGTAGAGGTATTCCGCCAGGCAGTCCTGCACCCAGCGCTTCTGGGACTTGCCGAGCGAGTAGACGCGGTCGGCCCACATGATCGCGAGCAGCATCTCGTCCTGGCGCTTGGTCGTGACCATGGCCTTGGTGATGTGGCTGAGAAAGACCGGCCCGCTCGCCTGTCCCGTCGCCGCGGTGAGGGTGATGAGCGGCATGAAGCGATCGCCCGTGATAAGGCCCGCCGAGAGCGGGGTGTCGACAGTGGTCGACCCTTCGACGTCGTTGGTGCCCACCTCGGTGACGGTCGTCACGTCCTCCGAGATGATCTGATAGCCCACCGTCGCTCCCGCAGGCAGCGGCTCGTGCTGGAAGTCGACCTCGACGACGATCTTGTTCTCGAGCGTCCCGTAGCGCACCCAGCCCGGCTCGAACCACGCCGACTCGACCACCAACCCGTCAGGACCGTAGAGAAGGTAGTTCCCCTCGTTGAGCACCACGAAGTAAGGAACGCCCGCCATGACGACAACCTGGGTGACGGTCCCCGACACGGGCGACATCACGTCGCTTGCGTAGGCCGGGACACCGGGTGTCGTGTACTGGGAAAGGTCCGCGCGCCCGAGACCGGAGACCATGGGCCGCTCCGTTGCCCACGGCTCGGCCGGGTCGTAGTTTGACCATCCGAAATATTGGAACTGCGCCCAGGCCGCGGTGCAGTAGACCGGCCCCGGGTCCTCGATGACCGGGTTGATGTCAAACACGCCATTGGAATTGGCGTCGGTGCCAGTGCGCACGCCAAGAGACGTGCCCAGCAGGATCGAGCCAGCGTTGTAGGCGATGGCGTTGATCGTCTCGCCTGCAGGCAGGGCGGTTGCCCAGGTGGGAGGAGCGAGCGTCGCGCCGTTGTTGGTGGTATCGGGTTGCAGCGCACCCACGAAGGCGAGACCGCTGTCGGGACCTCCCGCGTTGCCCGCCACGATGATCGCCGAGGGCAGTTCGGTACCGCAGTTGAAGACGAACCCGGGGTTCTCGCTCTGATAGATGAAGGTGATGTTGCCGCTCGCGAGGATCTCCACCAGGTCCGGACCCGTCGAGGCGATGAGGTGCCCCTTGGCGTAGAGCACGAAGGTGGCAGCGTAGGGTGTCGAGCCCGTGCCGTTGCTCGTCGGGTGCGGGCTGACGGTGCCCGCGACCGTGCCGTCGTCGACGAAGCTCGGAATGTCCCCGGTGTAGATGAGCAGGTCCGAGCCGCCGATGTTGCGACGCACGTTGAAGTTGCTGGCGTTGGTGTCGGGATTCCAGGTGAGATTGATGGGCGTGCTCGCGACGGTCTGAGTGACCTCGACCGAGTTGGTCTCATTCCCGAACGTGTCCACTTCGCTGATGTACCAATGGACCGTGCCGTTGGGCAAGTTCGTCGCGTTGACCGTTCCCGCGGCAGCGACCGCCGCGATCGCGCCGCCGATGCCATTGAGCGCGGCGGGTGTGCCCGCAGCAGATGACGTGGTGTCTCCTGCGGTCGTGACGTAGACGCCGTCGGCACCGCACGCGATCCACACTCTCGATCCGTCACTCGTCATCGAGACGATGCTGTCCGTGTTTGGCGTGGACACCTCCGTCCACGTCGGTATCGGCACCCCGACAGGATTAAGGGTCCACCACAGATGAACGCCGTCTGTCTGGTAGAGGTAATTCCCGCAGGCCACGATGAGCAGCGGCCCAAACGATGCGGAGTTCTCTCGAATCTGGGCGTACTCGGGCAGCAACGTCATCTTGCCCTGCGTCCAGAGGTTCACACCCTGGCTCTTCCAGCCCCTCGTGCGCACGCTCGGGTACTCGCCGGAGTGCACGTAGACCGACTCGAAGGCGAAACGGTTGTCGAGAAACTCCTGACCAATGCCGAGGAAGTAGTTGTCCTGCGCGCGAGGCCAGATGCCGGCAGCGCTGAGCGTCTGTTCGCCAGGCTCGACGGAGTCATCCGAAGAGACACGCCGCACCTGCATGGTGGTGATGCGCGACTTGAGAAAGTCAATCTGGTATGGGTGGTCGTTGATGGCGATGGGTAGGAACCAGGGGACCAGGTCACCGGGAGGCGCGTTACTGCCGAACCACCACGGGCTGTGAATCGGATTGTGGAAGGTCTTGAAGCCAGCCACGATGTCCTAGTAGTTCGACGAGCGCCAGGGCCAGTCGCTCAACAGTCGTTGCTGCGCGTCACCGAGGCGCTTGTCACGCTCCTGTTCGAACTGCGAGGCGTCTTCCAAGATCGCCTGCATCGAGACGTCCTGGTCGTCGCGACTCTGGCCCTGCACGTTGAGCATCGCGCGGCGCACGGCCACCATGCGCAGCAGTCGCGCCGTCACCCCGAGCGGGGGAATGTCGAGGTCGCGCTCATCGAGGCCCACGTCGCCCACGAGATCCGTTGTCCCGGTCCACGAGGTGTCGACGTCGAAGGGCGTAGCGAACACGACATTGAGGTTGCCGGTGAACGTCGGGAGCGATGTGCCGGTGAGCACCAGCGCCACGCCCGAGGGGAACTCTGCGGGGTTGGCCTTGGGCACGTAGCGAAAGGGAAACGAAGGGTTGGTCTGCTCGACGTCGATCGTCCCCGGCACGAACCAGAAGCCCGGCGCCCCGATGTAGGGCGGCTGGGGAGCGGTGACCAACAAGATGCGATTGATGATGAGCCCGAGCCCGCCGTCGTCGATCGAGTTCACAATGGCGCCGAGGTCGTAGCCACGCTGCCAGAGCACGATGGGGATTTGCACGCTGGCGATCCCGTAGACCTGCGGCCCCCACTTGCGAATCTCGTCGCGCAGCCGATCTTGGATGAGAGCACGCGGCCATGGCGGGTCGACCAGCACCTGCGCGCCGGCTGACGCCACGGCGGGCGTCGTGTCGTCATAGCCCCGCAGCACGGAGGCCGTGCCCGCAGACGGGTTGGTGGTGAGCACGTACATCGTCTCGTCGCCGATCGAGATGAGCGCACCCTGGTCAATGCCGTCGAGGTCGTTGACGAACGACAGGGTCTCGACCGTGCCCGCTGCAGGCGCATCAATAGAGCCACCCAGCAGGTTGATCGCGTCCCTGGTGGTGCCACGCAACTGGCGAAGGATGTCGTCGGTCATCTGGTCGAGCGTGAGCGAGAAACTCATGACCGCTTCCCTGACTTCTGGAGGTGCGCACGACGAGCTTGACGATTCAGCACCGCTGCGCGAAGTATGACGGGCGGGACCTCAGAGGCCCTGGTGATCTCGCGCCCCACACGAGGGCGCTGCGTGTCGGCAAAGGCTGAGATTGACTTGAGGCCAGCGCTGCCGGTGCGGTACATCTCCTCGTTGAGATTGACCGGCTTCATGTGTCCGATCTTCACGCGCGTGTCGACGTAGATGGGAAAGCCCAACTGACGTGCACGCATGCAGAACGTCCAGTCCTCGCCGAACTCCTGGGTCTTGTAGACGCTCTCGGCGAACCAGGGACACGGCTCGGGATAGGACGACTTCATGCTTTCGAGCACGCCTCGGTGCATGAGCAGGAACGCCGCTCCCGTGGCGTCCACCTCGACGATCTCATCCTCAGCCCAGGCGTTCACCACCATGACCGCGGAGCCGTCGTTGGTGTCGGGGTCGACGAAGCGGTACATGGTCGGAATGATGGTGCCACTTCCGCCGCCGAAGCAGAGTCCTCCCACGAGAGGGCGAACGATCTTTCCCTCCTCGCTGCGCACCCCGTCAAAGATGTGCTCCAGCGCGTCGGGGGTAAAGATCATGTCGGCGTCGATCATCAACAGCCACTCGACTTCTGACCAGGACTCTTTGGTGAGGAATGAGCGCACCAGGGAGTTGCGGGCGTGACCGATGCGCGGTCCAGATTCAGTGAAGGTGTGGCCGATGACGCATTCGTGGGCACGCTCGCCGGTGACGACCGCGTTCTTGTCGGCGTAGATGAGTTGGAGAACCGAGTCCATGAACCGACCGTGCACCTCGCCCGGTTCGGTCCAACAGAGCGCGACTCTCTCGACGGTCACTACGAGACGAAGATTGAGCCGACAACGTTGGCATTGTCGGCGACGACGAAGAGGCCGTCCTTGAAGGACCAGCCCTCGTGGTCAGTGAACTCCTTGGAGAGTCCCGCAGGAACGTTGATCTGGATGACCAGTATGCCCGTGGCGTCTGGTATCGCGGGCTTCTGGTTCTTGGACGGTGTCGGCACGTAGAACTTCACGTTGTGCGTCGAAGAGTCCGAATTGTAGAGCGCCCAGCCGTGCAGCGTGCACTGGAAGGAGGGCTGTTGGACCGTCTGGCCCGGGAAGAGAACGATCTGCCCGGTGACCCCGGTGAGGGTCTGTACGTGGTTTAATCCCTTGCCCATGGGGCTCCGATCGCTACGCCCGAATGGGCTGGCCTAGCAATGACACTAGACCAGCCCATCTCAAGCAACTGGTTACGTCAGGGCGTTGAACTGGCCCGCGTGCGCTTGCGTACGGAACTTCAACGTCTTCTCAGCAAGCACCTGACCGAGGGTGTTGTCACCCGTCTTCGCCAACATCTCAAACTGCATGGGGCGAAGCGTGGTGATCTCGGCCTGCTCACGTGAGAACACGAAGCCCTGGTTCTTGAGCGCCCAGCGGTCGAGGCAGATCGTCAGCTCCCCGAAGTCCGTGTCGTAGGCGCGAACGACCTGCCCACGCTTGTCGGTCTCCTGGAAGTAACGAATCACCGTGCTGTCGATCGCCGAGACCGTGCGCTTCTGCTTCGAACCCACCACGAAGCGGTTGGGCGAGCCGCCCGCGTCGTAGCAGTTCTGCATGATGTTCACGATCGCCGAGTCGCTCAGCGTGGTGGTCGTCGAGTCGACGTTGCTCGAGATCCAGTACGACAGCCCGCCCATGGTGCGCCCAACCGTCGCGGATCCCGCGTTGGGGATGCCGTTCAGGAGCGCCTGTTCGAACGTGATCGCCATTTCCTTGATGCGGTTGGCGACCTGGTGGTCGAACTCGGTGCCGATGAGGCCGTACTTCTGGACCACTTGCTCGGTGCCCGAGACTTGCACCGCCACCGGCCCGAAGATCTGGGTCCAGTTGAAGCGGTCGCTTCGGTCAATCGCGCGAGCGGCGGGTGGCGCGGAGCCTTCGGCCAGTGCCGACCCGATGCCGATGATCGTGTCGCCAGTCACGAATGCCACGGCGGTCGTGCTGTTGAACGCTCGTGTGACGATCAGGAAGTCGGCGGTCGTGCCGTAGGCCGTGACGAGCAGCTGCTCACCGTCGATCTGCAGCACGTCGCCGGTCTGGAAATAGATTCCAGTGCCCTGGGCCATTGCGATCGCCGTTGCCGTGGTGGCGTAGGAAGCAGCCACCGTCGTCTTCGGGGTGAGGAGTGTCTCGTCGAGCCACTCGACCTTCTTCTCAAAGCACGTGCCGGCTGCGAGGGCACTTAAGCCGTCCGCACCCATGCCGCCCTGGAGAGGAACATCGAAGGGGCTGATGAGCCAGATCGCGTCCTCCACGTCGAGCTTGACGCCCGTCGCGAGGTCATACGTCTGGAAGGTACCTGGAATTGCCATGTTTCTGAGTCCTTTGGTCTAGGTAGAGGAAGTCGCGACTTGCAACTTCGCCAAGTTGTCCTTGATCCGGTGGCTCTTTTGATCGAACTCTCTCTGGTGCATGACTTCACCGTCAGCCCTGAGGTAAGGCATTGCGCTGCCGTCTGGCCGGTGCGAGACCGGGATACCAGCGTTGTACGAACTCTGGTTACGGCGAGGTGGTGTCTTACTCCTGGTGCGAGAGCGAAAATCCTTCGGGAGACCAATGGTGATCCCGCCGTGAATGTGACACGAGAAGCAGGGCACGCTGAGCGTCGGACACACTTCGTCGTCGTGCTCGGGGCGCTCTACGTCGTTCATCACGCTACGGGGGTCGTCTTGGTGCCGTCGCGGTTGAGGGTGGAAATCTTCCCCTCCTGGGCGGCGCGGGCGCGCTCAGCGATCATGCTGCCAATGCCGTCAGCCACGGTGGCTCCCGACTTGATGGCAGCTTCGGCCTTCTTGATGCTCGATTGCTCGACGTTCTCGATGGCCGCGCCTGAGGGCTGGGCGCCGTCGACGAGCGCGTTGCGCTCTTGACTGCCTGTGCCTTGGGGCTCTTGATTCACTGGTGTTCCGTCTCCTTGGGTATTCGTCTCGTTCGACGGTGCGTCGGGCGCGGCCCGCAAAATCGTCGGGTCGAACTCGGTGGCGTCGGCCACGATGGCTGCTGAGTCCTCGAGGTCGCCGTCGTAGGTCGCTGCGAACGCTGCACCCTTGCGGGTCGTGATGTCCACACCGGCTTTCAACATGGCGTTCTCGCGGAGCAACCGCGGGACGTCTGCCGCCTTCTTCGCCTCGCGCTCTGCAAAATCGCGGAGTTGTCGAGGAGCGTCGGGCGCATTGTCGTCAATGCTCGAAAGGTCATTCGTATCTGGTGCCACGGGATCTCTCCTATCTACGCTGGACGCGCGGAGGTCACGTCCAGGATTGGGTGGTGGATAACAGGGCGATTCGCTCTACCAAAAGCGATTCCCTCTGGCCTGATACGAAGGACAGGACGGCGACCCCTGCGTTCGGTGAGGCCAATCAAGCCGCTAAGCCAGTCAGCTCCTCAGCGCAAACTATAGCGTCGGTTTTGAGGGACACACGTGATTGTCGCGATCAACCAGCGCGCTGTAGTGGCAGAAGTGAGGGAGCGATTCCGCTTTGCATGTGGAGCATCGGAACCACACTTCACCTGATCTATTTCGGCGAATGTCGCTCTTACGACGAGGGGACATCAATGACTACCCAGTCGATGAGCAGTTCAACAGGGTTCTGGCTCGTCACTGACGCGTCGGGCGCGGGGTAGGACGGGTCGCCGTCTTGGATCTGAAAGGCGACGAACTGGTCCTGCACCAAAGAGGTCGGGTCGCTCGCGTTGGTGTCGGGATTCCCCAGCGATCCCCACACTGCGCCGTTCATCAAGTAGTAGATGGTTTGTGCCGTCCACAAGCAACCCCAGCGGTTCCACTTGGTGAGGTCCACCACGGGTGAGGTGACTTGCGGATTGGAGTTCTGCTTGCCGTAATGCGCAGTGGCGGCGAAGCGACTGCCGCCCGCTACCGCGATGGCTTCTACCCAGTCTATCTCGGGGGGCCAGCCAATCGCCGCGAAGAACATGCCCATGCCCGCCACGCTCGGGTGCGCGTCCCACTTCATCGCCGCCTCGACGCGTGAGCCGATCGGAAAGCCGGGGTGCTTGGCCACGTTGGTGTTGACGCCCGCTCCCGCCCAGTTGTTGTCACCCGGGTCGGAGATCCCGTCTTGGTACATCTGCAAGCGCAGCAGCGAGTCACCCAGCACGAGCGTGTGACTGGCGTTGAACTTGCCTTTGGTGCCACCCGGCGTGCCGTTGTACGGCGGGCACCAGTCCGGTCCCAGGCCCTTGGCGGTGAAGTCATCCATGACCACCCGAGTAAATCCGGCCAGCACGCCCGGGATAGCCAGCCCGCTTGGTCCTGCGCCTGGAGCAGGAGGAGGCGTGACGACCGGAGGTGGCACGACAACGACCGGCGTGACGGTGTACTCGACAACAAAGGTCACGTCCGCGGCGGGCATCGTGTACGTCGAACCTGGGGCGTAGGTGTGCTGACCGTCCGCCCAACTCTCGAATGTCTGCCCTGCGGGCATCGCGGGTGCGGGCGGCAGCGGGAACGTGGCACCAGCGGCCTCGCTCGTGGTGTTGATCGTCGCTCCACCGGAGTTGTGGAACGTCACTGTGTACTTGGTCACGGGCGCAGCAACCGGCGTTACGTACACCGTCGTCGGTGGGAAATCCTTGTGCACCGAATCGTAAGATCGAATGGGCTCGCCGTTCATTTCAGTGACGGCGACGAGGTTCTTTGCCTCGAGTTGTGCAGGTGTGGGTGAAGCCATAAGAGCCTCCTTTTAGGTGGTCGCCATCATTGCGAACAGCGTATTGGCAGTCGCGAGAGCGATGTTGGCCTGGGCGATAGTGGTGGGCAGCGCGGTCTTGCCCCCAGTTGAGAAGTACGCCTGACGCAAGTTCAGCTGCGTTAGGCCAGCGTTGGTGAGAGAGCGGTTGTAACTGGCACCCTGGAAAGATGGCGACCCGCCAGTGTTGTTGCACAGGATGGCGAAGAAGTAGTCCTGGCCGGCGACCAGGTTGAGACTTCCCGCCGCCTGGGGGGTGAGCGCCACGTCATAGAGCGCCCCGGTGTCGAAGTTGGACGACTGGTCGGCTGAGGTGCCAAGCAGGGTCGCGACGCCGGCGCTGGCCTGGCCGGTGTCGTAGAGACCGATGAAGTTCTCATTGGCGGTCGCGAGAGTCCCGCCCGAGGAGACATCAAAGAAAACGTGACCGAGCGTGCCGGTCGAGGTGCAACGAAATCTGATGAGGTAGACAAAGCCAGCCGTGGGGTTAGTGGAACCTCCTGAGCCTTCGGCGGGGTCGATGCTCCAGCCGAGGTATCCGAAGTCCTGTGGCTTGTTGGACACCTGCGCCGAGCCGCCCGCAGCAGCCTCGACGAACGCCGTGGTGGCCAGAGTGGTGTTGTTGGTGCCGGCCAGCTGCGTGAGCGCAGTCGCGGATTGGATGACGCCATTCACGATGACGGTGTTCCCCGAGCCCGCGAGCGCCGCAGAGTCCGCCGTCAGCATCACGCCTGTGCTGGTGGCGTCATAGGTGATGAGGATGATGTTGCCCGTGCCGCTCAGGTAGCGCAGTGCCGCCGAGCCCATGCCCACCATCGACACCTCGATGATGTTGTTGTTGGAGTTGTTAATCGTTATTTCGGCGAAGTTGAGAGGGTTGGTTGGATTAACGGTGCCGGGTCCTGGGTTGACACAGTTCCCATTCGTGTTGATCTGGACATGGTTGTTGTCCGTGTTCTTTAGGTGGACGCCACCCGCTGCGTTAGAGATTGCGGAGCTTCCGACGATCGACGAGCCGCCGCCGCCTTCGAGGTAGTAGCCGTATCCCCACTCGGGACACGAGTTGATCGCGCCTCGCGTGGACATCGTGAATGACGTGGGGGCGACCGCGAAGGTGAGCACGATATTGGCGGTACCGAGGGGACCACCCGTTGCGCCAGTGACCGTTCCCGCGCCGAGCGCGGCGTTGATGAGCGTCTCTACCGCCGCTGCCGTGGATTGCACGGGGATGATGACCGGCGTGCCATTGATCGTTGCGAGCACGTTGCCGTGATTGCAGTTGGTCGTCGAGATCGAGGGCGTCGTGGTGAGCGGACTTGTCACTGCCGTCGCCACGCCAAAGGCTGACCAGAAGGGACGTGTGGGCGCAGTCCAGTTCGTCGTGTCGGTCATCGGGTTGCCGGTGTAGGCCGTGAGTGCCGAGTTCGCGATGTAGACCGCTTCGAGGTACACGCACTGTGCGCCCGAAGCCCAGTTCTGCGACTGGGCAATCGTGATGCCGGTCTGGCCCACGCTGAACGTCAGTGTGACCTTGGACCCCGGCTGGCCAAGCGGCCCACCGCTGCCGGTGCAGGTGCCGCTGAATCCAGAGATCGCCGAGACCGCAGTGGCGATGGTCGCCGCACTCGCGTTCCAGGCGATCGCCGCCGTGGTGCCGACGCCCGCGAGCGTGATGGTGAACGTTCCCGTTCCCGCGTGCGCTTGGTTGGAGATCACCCAGACGGTGCTCGAGGTCTCCTGCGCGAAGGTGCTGACGAAGCGTGGCGTCGCTCCGTTGTTGTAGGAGTGCATGTTGGTGATGTGCGTGTCGCCGGACGGCAGGTACACCCCACCGAGTCCCACGTTGTTGGCCTTGCAGTTCGCGACGTGCGAGTCGAACGGAAGGATGAACGCAGCACCATTGTGGTAGGCCGACCACACGTCGTCGATGACCACCTCGCCACGTGAGCGAAAGTACATACCTTCGCCCGAGGAGTTCTCCAAGAAGAGGTTCTCGAGGTGATGGTGGATGTCGAAGTTGATGTCACCGCTCGCCCCGGTGTTATAGGGATTCGTGGTGCAGTTGAACGCCGAGTGCCAGTCAGTGATCGACTGGTTGGCCTTGTTGCCGTCGAGAAACATATCGCGCAACGCACAGAAGAACGCGTTGGAGATGACGCCGTTGGGCGACTTGAACATCTGCATCACGTCGCAGTTGGCGCCCGCGAGCAGTTCGAATCCTGTGCCAGAGAAGTATTTGCCCATCCCGCGCAGTTGGGTCATGGTCGGAATGACGAAGGGGACCGACCCCTTCATGGTGCCGCGCGACAGGACTGCGTCGACGGCGCCATTGGCCACGACGAGACTGTTCAGGTAGGTGTAGAGGTTCGCCGCGTTGTCGGTGGCGAAGTCGCCCTTGATGCCGTCATCGGAAGCGTAGAACTCGTCGCGGCGCTGGACGTTCAGCTGCCAGACGCCGTTGACCAGTGCGACTGCGATGGTGTTGCCGGGGGTGCCTAAGAACCCACCGGGCGAGGTGATCGTCGCGGACGAACCGCCGCTGTGCTTGTGGCCTGGGTCGGTCGCGGGACCGGGCGGGTAATCCGCACTCTGCGGGTCGTTAATGACGTCGGGATCGTTGCTGGGCATTCGCTACCAGATCAATGCAAGGTAGGACACGCTCAAGAGTTCGTTCACGTTCGCCAGCAGTGTCAGCGATGAGGCACTGACCACGGGGGCGAGACCAACGGATGCCTGCGAACCGAGGAGCGTGCCGTGGAACGAAGCAACTCCCTTGGTGCCCTCAGGCAGCACGAACTCGCCATGACCGCCCGTGAACGCCACGAAGGCGACGCCCGATACCAGGCGGTACACATCGCCCTCTTCGAAGACGCCAAAGAGCACTCCGTTCGGCTTCTCCATGGTGACGACGTTCGAGGGGACGATGGCGTCTCTTCCTGGGGTGCCGTCGACGCCGTCTCTGCCGTTGGTCCCATCGGCTCCGTCTTTGCCGGGAGGTCCAGCCGGACCAGGAACCGTGCTGTCAGCGCCATTGCGCCCGTCGACGCCCGGTGTGCCCTCAACCCCATCGAACCCTGGAGGCCCGACAAGGTCCCTACCGTCGAACCCGACAATCTCACCAGCACTGTGCGTGTGCGAGATCGGGTCGACCTCGACGTAGTGGCGCTTGGACATTTATTTACGTTTCGCTGAGGACTTTGACTTCGCCCCCGACTGCTTGATGCTCGGGAACTTTCGCGCTACTGCGCTCTTGACGGTCGCTGCTGCGGGCTTGCCTGACGAACGGGCCAGCGCGTTCTTGGCGTGAGCCTTATCCCCAATCGGGTAGGAGCCAGGACCCGGCGCTTTGCTCGGGATTGCGAAAGAGCTCTTGGGCATCGCACGACGCTGACGAGCAGTGAGCTTGGCCACTAGAGCGCGTCAGAGCCTTCGGGACGCGGTGCGAAAGCACTCGGCGTTTCGGGCTTCACTTCGCCCACTGATACCTGGTTCGCGGTGTAGCGCGACGTCACGGTGACGCTGATGGCGCTCTCTTCGCCCGACTCCTGCGTGCGGTCGCTGCCGCTGAACTCGACCAGGAATGGACCCTCGCCCACCGTGTCGCACAGCGCCTTCGCGGCGGCGATGGCACCTGGCAGGTAGGTGTCCTTTTCGAGTTCGGTGAGTCGACCAGATGCGGCGACTTCGTCGGCGAGTGCGTCTTCGCTCAGTCCTTCGGAATCGGCGACCCTGAGCGAAACGTTGAATCCTCGTGCCATGGCACTCCCTTCGTCTAGTTGCGACTCTACTAACGCGGAGGAGGCGGTGGCGCCACTCCCGTGCCCGAATCTATTCCCGCGATGCTGGCGGTCGAGTCGATCGAGGGTTGGTTGGGCGGGGGCGCGGATTGCAGCGTGGCCTCTTCGATGTTGGCACTCGCGAACTGAGTCTCTGACTGCAGGGTTCCCTGGCTGATGGCGGCAGTGTCGTCTTCGAGTTGCTGCTCGTTCTGATCGGCCAGTTGCTTGGCTTGCTGTGCCCAAAAGCTCGCGCGATTGACCTTTGAGCCGAACGACAGCGCGGCGCGATCGGTCCTCTGTTTCTGGGCGTAGGACCGCTCCATTGGTGTGTCCATCGGGTCGGCGGTGCGACGCGCCTTGCTCGGCTTTTTGGTGGCGCTCGGACGACTGGGGCGACGCTGCTTCACTAGAACTTGCCGTGACGAGCCAGGTACTTCATCGCGGACTCCAGAATGGCTGGATCGTCGCGGAAACCTCCGAGTGCCTTGTTGCACGTTCCGCACAAAAGCCCGCGAAGTTTTCCAGTGTCGTGATCGTGGTCCAATGAGAGAACGCGCATCTTTTGTCCGGGAACTCCGATTTCCTCTGGTTGCTTGCAGATAGCGCACACCTCTTCCTGCTCCCGAAGCATCTCGATGTACTCGTCGATAGTGATGCCGAACGATTTTATTCTGCGCGTGAGTTCCGCCCGAGCGGCTCTGCCCGACACCCGATACTCGCGAAAGTAGTCCTCCATTTTGCTGCGGTTGCGCTCACGCCACTCTGCCATGTAGATCTTCTGTGCTTCTTTTCGTTTTGGCTGGCGTGCTCGGTCCTTCGCTCTAACGTGCTCGATATTCTTGTTCCGCTGTTCCCGGGCGTAGGCACGCCATCTCTCTGGATCCGCGTCGTATCGCTCTTTCGCTTTTTCTCGGGCCCGACGTTTACGTTCTTCCTCGTCAAGAGCCACGTAAAAAGGATACTGCTAAAAGGCTTTGGCAGAAGCCAATCCTGAGAATCCCTCAGCCTGGGTCGTGGATGCCCCGCCGCCTCCGCGAAAGTCGTTCACCCTGGCGAGCGCGGATTGGTGGACTTGCTGATCTGCGTTGGCCGAGAGACCGAACGCCGCTTCGACGCCCTGGTTGGCTTCGGTGAGCGGCTGGTTCTGGTTCTGCGTTCCCGGCACCGGCGCTTGGCTGTTCTGCTCGCCCACCGTCTGCTGGAAGAGACCGGCCTGGGCGGTCAGGGTCTTGAAAGTCTGCTGGGCACTGGCGTAGGTCTGGCCCATGTCGGCGAGTCGCTGGCTAAGTCCCTGGCTGATGGGGAGGTTGCTCGCCGCGGCGGCACCCTGGATCTCCGCACCGGCCAGCATCTTCTGGAGCGTGACCGGGTCGATGTCGGGGTTGAGGAATGTCTGCGCGAGCGCGTTCACGCCGTTGCCCGCACCGAACTCCTGCTCGAAGTAGTTCTGCACCTCGGCGGGCGCGTTCATGGCGGCATCGAGGCCGTTGGTCACGCGCTCGGCAACCTCGTTGGTCGAGTTGCCGTCAGCGATCAGGTTGCCCACGGTCGTTGGCGTGATGAGCGATTGCGGGACGCCGCCCTGGAGCATGGCGGCAGTGATCCCCTCTTCGGCGGTGGTGTAGGCGGCGACGGTGCGCACGTACCCATTGGCGAGGGCCTGGGCGTAGCCGGGGAAGGCCACCTGAAACTGACCAGTTGCGGGAAGGAGCGTCTGCACCATGTCGCCGATGGTCGTCGGGTCGGTGATGCCCTCGCTCGCGATCTGTCCCCAGAAATACTGGGTGAGGGTCTGGCCCACATTGATACCTGAGGAGGCCGCAGAGTTCGGGTCCATGCCGACCAGTTGCAACGCAGCGTCGATGATCTGACTGGCGGTGTTGTAGTCGAGCGTCGAGCCATCAGCTGCGGTCACGGTCGGGTCGGTCGTGCTGGTGGTCGTTGTAGGCGTCGTGGTCGGTGCGGGGTACGTGGTCGCTGGTGGAGCGTTCGGGTCAGCGATCGCGTCGCCAGCGGCGGCTTCTGCCTGCGTGGAGTCGAGCATGGTCATTTAGTAGCCAAACGCCTTGGTGATCGCCGAGCCAATTTGCCATCCCATTTCCTTCGCCCCGTTCGTCGTTTGAAACTGGGGCTGCTGCATGAGGTAGCTCGTGAGTTGGTCGGTCGTCGGAGGCGCCACTGCGCTCGCGCTCGAGCCAGACCCCGACGTTCCGATGGTCGCGCCGGCGCCGCTCACTTGCGCGGAGGACGAAGGAGGCGCCGAGCCTGAGAGAATCCACGAATACTGGGGAGTATTCAGGTTGACGGTGTCGGGGTCGGCGTTGCCGGTGTACTGGGCGACGAGCGCACGAATGTTGGCCGTTGCCTGGTACAAGTCCTGGTCATTGCCAGTCGTGGCGTCGGTCCCGATGGCGCCCGCGAACGCGGGGTAGAGCATCTTCGCCTGGTTCTGTGCGTAGGTCGTGAAACTCGAGATGGCGCCAGTGAGGAAGTTCCCCTGCCCAGTGTCGCCGGACAAGTCTTGCTGGACCTTGGCCGCGATCTGCGAGGGCGTCATTGGCAGCATGTAGTTACGCACGATCGCCGTGTACTGGTTGTAGAGCGACGCCGCGTCGCCCTGGCCAGTGATCGCGGTCGTCGCGGCACTGGTCGACGTCGCGGGAACATTCGTCGTCGCTGCGCCCGATAGCACCGAGGTGAGATCAGTGGTGTTCGCCATGGCGGTGATGTAGCCGAGAATCTGCTGGTCGCTCACCATCGTCGAGTCGTAGGTGTTGAGTCCCGTCTCCGAGCCGATCGACTGGGAGGCAACCGTCTTTGCGAGCGTCTGGACCTGGGCTTGGGTGAGCGGAACGCCGAGCGTGTTGGCGTCGCTGGTGACGCGCGCTGCCGCCTCTTTGATGGCGTTCTGCGCGGACGCCGGGTCGTCGGCGCTCAGCTCTTGCCAGTTGCGCACGCCCGGTGCGGTCGTCTTGTACCAGTTGGTGTTCTGCAGTTCGGAGTTGAAGAGGGCCGGGTCCTGGTCCCAGCCGAGCGCGGTGCCCGCGACGAGCAGCGTGCGCACCTCGGGGACGTTGGCCATCCACGCCTCGCTGCCGTAGTTCTTGTAGATCCCATTCAGGATTCCCGCGACGCCACCAGGCTGGGCGAGCAGTTCGGTGATCGCCTGTTCGACGTTGGCCTTCTGCCCTCCCGTGATGCCCTGCAGGTCGAATCCCTTGTACGCGCCGGGACCCGTGTAGGGCGTGTCGATCTCTTTCCTCTCGGCGGGCGTGAGTCCGTTCGCGTTGGTGGTGTCTTTCTGCTGGGCTGTCTCACCGGCTGCGCCCGTGGCAGCGCCGACATTGCCCCCTTCGTTGAGCGGTGCCATCGCCTCGCCGCCCGCTGCTTGAGTCACGGCGCTGGCGTAGGACTGCGACGCGGCCTTGGCGGCGGGAGTGGCCGAGCCTTCCCAGCCTGCATCCGCGAGCGCCTGGCCGAGCGACTGAACCGTCGACGCCTTGTTCGTGAGTCCCTGCAAGATGCCGGTCACGCCATTCTGAATCAGGTACTTGTGGAGCGCCACGTAGCCGTCTTGGACCGACTGGAACGTCTTTACACCGTTCGTGTTGAAGTTGGTCGTCTTCTGGCCTTCGGCGCCTTCGATGGCGAGAGCATTGGTCGGGTTGGTCTGCACGTCGCCCTCGTGGTTATCCCACGCGACGAGGAACATGAGACGAGGGTCAGTCGGGTCGACTGCGGGCACGCCGAGATACCGGAGGAATCCCGCAGCCCACTGCTCGGCAGTCTCAGCCATTACGGCGCTCCGGCGATCGGGGTGGTGGCGATGAGGCCAGATGCGGCCTGGCTCGTCGGCGAGGAGGGCGAAGTCGGCTGTTGCAGCGAGCCGCCAAGCGCGCGCTGGATAAGGCCATAGAGATCGGACGACTGGGTGGCGTCGTACATCGCGGGATTGATGCTCTTCGCGGTGGCGATCGCTTCGGCGTCGAGGTCAGGCGCCGCCTTCGTCGCAACCGAGGTCGGACCCGTCGCGTTCTCTGCCGCATTCGCTTGGGCGACGTTGCCGCTCTTCAAGTCACCGAGAGCCGTCGTCAGCTGCTTCGCGCCGGCGCTGTCGTTGGCCTTCTCCTGGTTGATCTCGTTGGTCTCAGCGGCGACTTCGCCCTGTGGCCCATTGATGAAGGCGTTCGCGAACTGGTTCAACTGGTCCTGGGTGAGGTTGATGCCCATGGAGTCGGCAGCGGTCTCGAGCGTCTGAATGATCTTGTTGGGGTCGGTGAGGCTCACGCTCGAGGACGTGGCTGAATCTGCCGCCTCGGTCGCTGCGTTGATCTTCTCTTGGACCGCGTTCATGTCGGTGACGAGGTTCGGCGCGTTTTCACCCGCGGCGAGGAGCGAGGTCGCCGTGATGTTGCTGCCCACGGCGTCCAGACCCAGCTGCTTCCAGGCGTTCACCGTGGCGCTGTCGAGCGTCCCGTAGCTGGACCACGACTTCGAGGTGTAGTAGCCCGCCGCCTTCATCTGCGTTTGAATCTGCGTGAGCGCGGCCTTGTCGCCCTGGAGCTGGTGAATGGCGTCGACCCAGTTGGAGAACGTCATCTGTGTGCCGCCGCCCGCGGTCTTCGTGGTGATGTTGCCGGTCGGGGTGAAATCGGCTTTCTGGTTCGGCAGCGTGAAGGGGACAATGTCCGACGCGTCCGCAGTGGTGACTCCCGGGACTTTGGTCGTCCCCGCCGTTCCACCGAGTGTGGCGCCGAGTCCGCTCTCCGCGTTGCCGAAGTTGTCGAGAGTCTTCTGAGCCTTAGTGAGTGTGGGCTTCTTTTTCGTTGCAGTGTTGCCGCTCACGCGCCCACCTCCTCACGCAAGACTACGAGACGGTTCACCCAGGAACCTGCTTGATGAGGACGCCATTGACGAAGGGGGCGACCACGGGGTACGCCGCGGCGTAGGCGTTGGCCCAGACGATGAACGCATCCTTGTTCTGTGTGGCTTGCGTCGTACCTTCCAACGAGGGATAGGCGTCAGCGACTTTGTCGTATGCCGCCATCAGGATTTGGACCTTGGATGACCAGTTGGTCTCGGGCAGCGCGTCGGCTTTGATGGCGCTCTGGAGATCCTGGACGACGTTGTTGCGACGCGCGTCGCCCATGGTTCCCTCGACGGACAGCTGGTTATTGAAGATCGGGTGCGTGTAGAGGAACTTCGTCTTCCACGCGTCCCACGTGGCGCTGATCTGCTGCTCGGACTGACCCTCGACGCCGAGACGCTGTTGGGCCTGGGCCTGGGTGATGCCGAGCGCCTGCTGTGCGCTAAGGGCGGTCGCGGTGGTGCCGCTCTTCGCCGCTTCGACGGTCTGCTCGAGCGGGTAGTAGATGTTGGCACCCTCGGCGTACTTGGTCGCGTCGTACCACTGGGTGAGGTTGCTCTTCACGCGAAGGTCGAGCGTCTCTTCCTCGGCGTAGGCGTTGGCGTTGAAGAGAGCGCGCGACGACTCATTCGGGAGCGCCCATGGAGCGATCTGGGGGTAGTTCTCGAAGAAGTCGACGTTCTTGTTGATGAAGTTCGCCGCCAGCGTGGTCGCAGGAACGTAGGCGCCGGACAGCGATGAGGAGTTCGACGTCGAGGATCCAAAGATCGTGTCGGGGGTGGCGTTCGGGTACACCTTCAAGAACTCGCTCACGGCCTGGTCGTAAGGCATCGTGTTGATGAGGGCGTCCAGTTTGGCACCGAGTCCTTGGTCGTTGAACTTGAAGGTCGGTGTGGCGGGTGCCATCAGCCCGAAGAATGCGCGCAGCAAGATGATGTTCTTCGTCCAGTTGGCCAGTCGATCGAGATACTGCTGGACGAGGCGCGGATTGCGCTGCTCTTCACCAGTGAGGCCGTGTCCCTGCGCCTCCATTTGCTGCGCGGCGGTGATCATGGCGCTCATGTAGATCGGCGCGGAGACGTTGCCGGGATTGCCGTCGATGTCAGCGAGCGTCCACTGGAAGGTTCGGTTCACGAACGAGGGCATGAGCTGACCGACGATGTCTTGAATCCAGTTGTCGTCTTGCTCGATCTGTGGCGCTTCGGGACCGAGCGTGGCTTGGGCGACGTCCATTGGTTGCGTGATACCCCAGTGCTGGAACATCACGCCCACCAGTGACATGGGGACTGTCACGATCGGCCCGAACGACGGCCATGGCGCGAGCGAGTTGGCGAGCGTCGGGTTCAGTTGGCTCACTTCGCCGGTGAGTGCCACGCCGACCGGGATGGAGCCGAAGAACGGCAGCTGCGTGAGGAACTTGAGGACCGCCTGGGAGCCGGGGTAGACGAAGGATGCCTGGCCGTACTGGTCGTTCTGGACGAAGCCCACCGAGCGCATGCCGTTCATGGTGAGTTGGAGCTTGTACCACGCCTCGGGGTAGGTGCCAAAGAGGCGCGCCCAGCGCTTGTAGAACTGCTCCTGGGCGAACCAGAAGGGTGCCATGTTGCGCACGATGACGCTCATCTGAGACTTCACGGCGGGGTTGTGGATGTAGGGCAGCGTCTCGTTGGTGGCACGTTCCATAGCGATGTCGTGGGCGAGGTCCCCACTCTCGTCTTCGATCTGGCGCGCCGAGACGAAGGTGCGCGCCTCTTTCAGCGCAATCGAGTAGTTGCGCGTAAAGATCGGCTGGCGCGAGAGCCAGTCGGCGGGGCGACCGACGACCTGCTGCATGCCCTTGTTCATAAAACGCTCGTAGAGGTTTTCCTTGTCGACCTTGAGGACCATGTCGGGGGCCGCGATGTCGTCGGGGATATGGATGCGATCAATGCGCTTGAGCGTGTCGTTTCCCGGCACCTCACCTCGCCCAATCTCGTCGATCAGCAGGCGTGGCGTGTTCTCACCCTCGCGTGAGTGCACCACGTCGCCACTCTCAAAGTGGCCAGGGATGTTCGGTTCTTTCCCACCGCCGCGTTTGCCCGCGCCCTGCGCTTCTTGGATGTTGGTCAAGTGCTCGTCGACGTCGCCCGTGCCGTGATAGTCGTAGTGCTCTTTCGCCACGTCAGCGGGCACGTCGATCTGGTAGACCTCACCATCGCTGCCTGCGCGATTCATGGCCTTTTGGAAGTCGGGGAACCAGGCGCGACCCGGGTTGGTGATGCGCGGCAGTCCCTCTTGGGCGGTCTTGGTGTTCTCTGCGTGGAAGAGTCGCACGTGTCCTGCGGGTACGCCGGTGTAGGGACCTTTCGGATCAGCGATGCTGATGTTGCGGTCCTCGTCGCGCGTCCCGATCTTCCAGGGCGTCTTCGGAGTAAGGGAGACGGGCAAGCGAATGGGCTGGGGACCATCGGTCGGGTTGGGCACCATCTCGCCGTCCACCTCGGTGAAGTCTTGCGGTTCGGTGGTCATGGTGTAGTGGTTGAGGTCGTTCACCATGGCCTCTGCCCAGTCATGGTTGGCCTGCTCTTGGGTGATGGCGCCGGAGGCGACGGTCGAGCCGTCTTTCGACTGGCCGTAGACCCCGAAGCGCTGCAACTGCTGTTCGTGATACTCGAACTCTTTCTTCACTCCGTCGAGGGACTGCTGCGCTCGCTTTATGTCGCTGTCGCTGCCCTCCAGTCGGGCATCTTCGAGGTCCGCTTCTCGGTCGGCGACGCGAGTCTTGATCGCGGTGCCGTTGATCCAGTCCTCGACTTCTTGGATCTGGGCGTCGACGCCGCCGTGTTGCCACGCTCGAGCGGCGATCTTTCCCACCTGGGAGCGTGCGATCTGGCTGAGCTTCATGCTCCAGCCGGGGATCTCCTCGTTGGAGCCTGGCTTTACCGCTCGGTAGATGCCGGTGCGCGAGATCGACACGTCGTCGCCATTTTCGTTCTTCCAGAGTGACTGCTCGTCAAGTTTGGTGTCGCCGGTATAGACATCGCCGTGGGCCGACACGACGCTGATGGCGTCCTCGTAGGGCGAGTCGAGCACGCCGCGCTTGGCGAGGTTCATCGCCCCGTCGAGAATGTCGTTCGGCGTGAAGGCGATGCCACCTCCGCGTAGCCAGTCCATTGCGTTGAACGCCGAGAGCGATGCTCGCAACTCGTTGGGTGTCTTGATGTTCGCCACGACTTCTGGAGGAAGCCCAGAGGTGAGCGCGTGGTGCAGCGCACCCGCATCCGCGTCGTTCACCGCGCCCACGTCCCCGCGCGCTGCCGCTGCCGCTGCCGCGTCAGCCACCGCTCTGCGCTCTGCCGAGACGTTGGCCGTGTTGTAGAGCGAGGACGCCACGCGACCCTCGAGGTAAGCGCGCGGGCCGTTGCGCAGCATGTAGTTGAGCGCCTCTTCCCCGGCGAAGCGCAGAGCAAAACCTGGGCGTAGGAGCAACGCACGCTTCCAGAATGAGGACATGAACTTGTCGAAGAGGTCGTTGTTGAGTCCGCTCTGCAGCAGCGACATGAACCACGACTTCTTCGCGTACTTGTACAGCTCACGGAAGTCCGGCAGTCCAATGGCGTCCGCCAACTGCGTGTCCCATAGCGCCATGGCCGTCTTCGGGCCATCGGGATCCGCAGAGTTCACCCAGTCAGCGTTTCCTTGGTAGGAGTAGCGCTGCTTGTCAAGCCAGCCGTCCATAAACGCTTTGCCGTCAGCGGTGCGATCAATGCCCATCCACTGCATCATGTCGCCGACGACTCCCGTGATGAACTTGCGCTGCTCGCCGATCGCGCCCTTGGGGATTGCAGAGAACCCGTTGCGCGCGCTGGCGATCATGTCGTCAGGCAAAGAGAAGGCGGCGAGGCGCTCGATCTGCGTGCCGATGTCGCGGTCAGAGAACTTCACGTAGCCATTCGTCGGCACCAGGTTGGTGGTGCGTCGAGTGAATCGTGCGGCGGGCCCGAGCGCCTGCTCTTTCTCCTCGGCCTGAGCTGCAGCGATGCCGTCGTCGGCCACCGTGCTGCCAAAGGCGTCGGTGATGAGATCGCGTGGGGACACTGCACCGGGATTGAAGCGCCGGCCACCGAGTGCCCTTTTGCCGATGCCCTTCAAGTCCTCGGCCATCTGCTCGGTGATGGTGATGTGGGGGTACTGAGTGGCGTCGCGATAGAACATGCCCGCTCGACCTCGAAAGATGTTCATCATGGCCTGAGGCTTGGCCATCATCTCGCCGACCGCCTGCTCGGGGTGCCCAGCCTCCTGGGCCGCTTTGATGGCGTCGTAGCTCCCGTTTATCACGTCTTCCATGCCGTCGACCTTGATGCCGGCGTTGACGATGGCCTGGAAGTTGGCGGTCTTCCCCGCCTCCCCCGTCGCCTTGTCGATCCACGGCGATGTCGCGGCCTTGGCGAAGACGCGCGCGAAGCGAATGCCGGATCCGCGCGTGGTATAGAAGCGCACGACGTTGGCGTCCTTCATGGCGTCCATGGTGGCGAGCGAGTGCACCGCGTCGTTGTAGGCGCTGCGCCCCTGGAGGAGTCCGAACAACGGGTTGCCGTACCAGCCGACGAGCCCATCAGCGAGCCCCGACAGCGGGTGCACCGTGAGACCGAAGGGCTGTATCGCCGTTTCCGTGTCGACGCTCTCGCCCTTGGACGCGGCCAAGACGCTCGCGCTCACGCTGCCGCCTAGTGTGCCGAGCGCGATGGTCCCACGCAGCGACGCGCCCCCTCCGCTCAAGAGGTCTCCGATCTGGCTCGGCAGTCCCTCTTCGCCACCCGCCGCGATGCCCGCAGCCACGCCCGCGGCACCAACCACTTGGCCACCGGTAGTCAGCTTCTGGATGTCACCCTCAGAGACCTTCGGGAATACCTGGTGCGCCTGCGGTGCGGAGAGACCACCAAAGAGCACCTGACCGAGCGAGAGGTGTCCGTCTGAGAGCATCTTCACGGCGTCCATGAACTTCGGGTTGGTCTGAATCAACGAGAAGGCGTTCGCGCGCACATCGGGTGGCATGGAGGCGAGCACTTCTTGGAGATTGTCCCCGCCCGCCATCAACTTCGCGAGCTTGAGCGTCTGCCCGTTGATGCCCATGATCTTCTTCACGTAGATGACGACGTCGGGCTGGAATGAGGTGGCGCCGTTGGACACCGAGTTGTAGTCGCGCAGCACGCCCGTCAGGGTGTTCCAGTCTGCCGAGAGGGAGTTGGTCTTTCCCTCTTCGCCGAGTTTGACGTGCTGTTGACCCGCACTCAGGAACGCAGACCGCTCCAGTTGGCTGATGGGCGACATGGCCGTGTTGAACACCTGGCCGAGAGGCGCAACCGCCGCGTTGCTGGTTGCGGCCGCGCCGTGGCGCACGTCATCAGCGATATGGACGATGCCGTGCCAGAATCCTGGGTTCTGCGTGGTGACGTCGGCGGGGTTGGGCGGTTCGTAACCCGCGGCGGCGAGGAGAGACTGGGTGGTGTTGGACGCTTTCTCCCAGTAGGAGTGCTGCCAGTCGACGCTCTGCTTCTTCAAGAGGTCGGCCATTTTGACGCTCTGGTTGTAGACGTTGATCGCTTGGGCCTTGACGGCGGCTTCTTGGGCTGAGGATGAGGTCGCGGCGACGCCTACGACGGCGTCAGGTTCGAGTTTTGGCGCAGCGTTGGTAGCCGCGCTGATCTTGTCGGGGTCAGGCGGCTGAGTCGGCTGTTGCTGCGTGGCGGTGGGGGGCGCCGTGGGGGGCGCGGTGGTCGTGGTCGTTGGCGCCGTGGGAGTTTTCGGTGGGTTGAGGGGAGCGCCTGCCGCCATCTCCTCGGGCGACGCACCGCCCATGAGGTCGCTCACGGAGCAGCGGGAGCGCCACCCGCGAACGGATTGGGAGCGTTGGCGCCCGCGACCGCTTGGGCGCGATCTGCGAGGGCACGAATGGAGGGACTGCCCGAGGCGTCAGCCACCTGATCGAGCATCGTGGCGATGGGGATGCCCGACGAGCCCGCCTGGGGCATGGCCATCGGGTTGGTGGGGCTGGAGTCCAATGGGGCGCCCGCAGTCACGGGCTCCCACGGCTTTTGGGTCGGGCCGAAGAGTGGCTGGACGTTGGGCTTGTAGTTCGCCATGGCGAGGTGGGCCGCGTGCGCCTGGGGCGAGACGCCCTCAGGAGCAGGAGGAGTGTTGGCGGCAGCGGTCTCGAGAGCAGTCGCTTCGCCGCGCATCTCCGGCGCGCCGGCGCCCGCTCGAGCGAGGGAGCGCGTCACGGCGCCTCTCGGCGCGTTGCCGTTTGGCTGGCCAGTGTTCGGGTTCTTGATGTTGCCCTTGGTGACTTCGCCGTCAGAGCGAACGCCAGCGCCCCTCGGTGCCTGTGCCTTGCGCGGGGACATTAGACCGG